ATTGTGTATATGTAAATCCTGTATTAGCATCAGGTAAATATAATATAGAAATTGCAGGATAAATAAATTGTGTAATTATTTTTTTTCTTTGTTTATGTTTAAATTCTACATCTATTGCTCTTCGTTTTGTTAATTGCTTTTTTATTAATTGATCTATTATTTCATATCTTGGTATATAGTATCCGTGAGCATTCATAATGTTAAACATACTTGTATCAATAATATTTATTCCTGGCAAAAGTATTTCTCTTATTTTTTCTTTTTCCATTTTTTTTGTAATATCTTTATGGTGTATGAATCGACCACCTATAAAACAAAACCCTTCAACTTCATCTAACTCTTCTAATCTATTAAAATCTATTAAAGCATCATCCTCTATAATTATAGCATTATTTATTTTATTATCTCTAATATGTTCCATACATTTAATATGGGACTGCGAACATCCTGCTATATTCTTTCTTGTAGTTTCTTTAGCATTATGATAAAAATGATATGTTTCATTTATCCATTCTATATCTAAATCTTTTCCCTCTATCCCTTGAAAAATATTATATCTTGCATCTGTATATTTTTTTTGACGTTCTTTATCAATTGATATTACATATATTGTATAGTCTTTCATTTATTAAAAGAAAGATAATAATTTGAAAATAAAATTATTAAAATATAATAAAAATGGTGATAATAGTTAAAATATATTTTATAGTTGATATAAATGGATTAGTTTATGTAGGTTCAACAAGTCAAGAATTAAAAGAAAGATTTAGATGTCATAAAAAAGATAAAAAAGATAATAGTGGTTCTAGTAGTAAATTATTAGATCTTGATAATGCTTATATTGAATGTATAGAAGAATGTACGGAAGATAATAGAAAAGAAAGAGAAAGATATTATATTAATAATATAGATTGTGTAAATAAAAATAAATTAAATTTTGATAAAAAAGAATGGGATGAAAAAAATAAAGAAAAGAAAAAACAACAAATGAAAGAATATTATCAAAAAAATAAAGAAAAAATAAAAGAACAAACAAAAGAATATATGAAAGAATATCGTGAAAAAAATCTAGAAAAACTAAAACAATATGATAAAGAACGTTATCAAAAGAAGAAATTAGCAAATAGCAATTAAATTTTCATAAGCATTAGATATTTTTTTAAATTCTTCTATTCCATTAATATTTTTATCTGGATGATATTTTAATGATAATTTATGATATTGTTTTTTTAATTGTTTTTTTGTTTTAGGAGGATGCAATTTCAGAATTTTATAACATAATAATTCTTCAGGTGATATATTTTCATTATACTTAGGAATATCAAAATTTTCATTAAATATATCTTCAAATATATATGTTTTATTTTCTCTTTCTCTTCTATCCCTTTCCTCCGTCCAACATTCCCTACAACACCATCTAGTTTTAGGATTGATTAAAGAACCTCTACAACAATAATCCCAATAATTTTTTTCATTATAAGGATTATAATTTTTATCAAACATATTATATTATATACAATATATTTTTCTTCAAATTATTTTGATTTTGTCTTATTGGCATTAAGAACTTGTTGAACTATATCTTGTTGAACTTTATTCTTTTGTATTTTATAAAGGACTGCTGAATTAGGACTTAACTTAGATTTTTCTCCTGAAGGATCTGTTATAACTGTAGTTACTGATGTAATTGTTCGTGCTTTTGTAACTGTAAATATTAATGAATCTTCTCCATAAAAGAAGTCGCCGTATTGCTGATTTTTTTGCAAGATAGCAACAACTGGTAGTGATGAAAATTGATCTCTTCCTCCATTAAAATTAGAATTATCTATTATATCTGATCTAATTGTAAAATATGGTCTTAATGTTTTTGTCGGTAAATCTGTTGCTTCTATTCCTGCTGATTGACAAAGGACAGTTGTTGGTGTTGGACGTGCTGAATTTGTATAACCACCTGCTGTTGCTGTAATATTAATTATCTTTGGATGTGTTAATGCTACATTATATGTTGGAACTCCTACTGCCCCTCCTGACCATTCTTCTAAATCATCATTCAATACTGATCCATTTGTTGTAACTTTACTTAGATTTGTTGTATCCCCATTAGTAACTCTCCCTTGTATGCCTCCAGTTGTTTTCAAATCTAAATTTAAATCATCATATTTGAAACCGCAAATTTGCCAGAATGATTTCTTCCAATTTTTCTCATCTATACTAAATTGTTCCAAGAATACACCACCATACATATCAAAAGGTGTTCCTGTTTTACAATATGGATTAGAATAAGGTAAAGCAAAATTTGTTTTTGCTGTTGTCCCTATAATATTAACATCAAATGGTTTGAAATATGGCATAACTGATGGACTGAAATTAGACATATCAAATACTTTATTTATCTTATATGCTGGTTTTCCTACATTTTCTGGAACTGGAATTACTGCCCCTTTTGTTAAAGTTGCATCATATTCAGGTGTAATTACTTCTGGTGTATGTAAATCTGTAAATTTAAATCTTGAAGAAGTTGTATCAAATGATAATTGAGGTGCTATTGATCCACAATATATTTTATTTAACCAAGTGCTAGTTTCTATTGGAATTTCTGTTTTTGTTAAATCAGTTGAAGTTGGATTTAACCAATTCGCAGTATGACCTGTTGCTACTGAAGTTTCCCATTCATTATCAAAAGAAACTCCCTTAGGACCACAAACACCATTATATAATCCAATATAATTATTTCCAAATGCTGTTGGATGCTGATCAAATCCAATACATCTTGTCTTTGCTGTTGCTGTATTACCAGCAGCAGCAACATAATCATTATACCAATCCAAATCATACATTGTCCAGATGCTTCTAATAGTTGGAGGACCACCCCCCACTTGTGTATATAATCCTAGTTTTTCCATGTAATCTCCGTGTTTTGGAACTTGTGCTATAAATGATATATTATCAGGTTTTGGTGGTCTAGGTTGCGCTCCAGCACCTTCATATTTTTCAGGTATATTATACAATTTTTCTAAAGTTACTGGTGCGTCAGAAGTTACTGTTAATGATGCTGGTTGCCTTAAAGCAAATCCACCCCATAATCCTTTACCAGTTGCTTCGTCATATTGATACATAAGATCACCAGGAAAACTTGTCCTTGCTTCAAATTCTGTATCATTCTCCCATTCTTTAAAATATCTTACAAATAATGGAACTGTTGAAAAATCTATACCTTGTGTATCTACTGTCCCTTCTGCTACTCCTTTTGTTGAAAAATAACCAGGAATATTATCATATCCAAAACTTGTATTTTCTAAATGAAATTGTGGAACTGCAGGACCAACACCAGGATCATCAGGATATACTATCATTTCCTTAGGCATTTTTTCATTAGTTTTTGATTGTAAATGTAAATATCTGTGTGTATCTACTGTAATATCATCACCATTATATATTGTATTTGCTGTAATTCTTTTATTATATACTAATCTATTATTATTTACATCCATATCAAATAATTCAGGATATCTTGCTTGTGCTTGAAAGAATTTTTGAAATTTCTCTAAATTTTCTTTAGTCCAAGCATAATTTGTATTTATAATAGCATATTTAAATTCTGTATCTGGAACATTCCAATCGTGGAATGGATTTTCTACTAACCAGTCTGTAAAAAATGGATTTAAACTCTCACTCATTCCTCCATCCACCTCATCCTCCTCCTCATAATAAGGATCATATACTGCATTTTGTATACCACCATTAAGATCTATAAATTGCTGGTTCCACCATACATTTTGTCCTACCATTCCTAAAAAGTTTTGTGGTGCTTCATTAACAGTACATTCTTTTACTTCCATACCAGTTTCATATATTTCAGGTCTCTTAACTCCTATATATTCAAATCCTGCTAAATAATTAAATGCATTACCGTTTTGTTGTGGAAGAATTGCTCCGTTCGCCATTCCATAAAAAAACTCAGCAAAAGCACCTTGTAAATCATAACTTGTATGACAATCAAATAGTGAATTTGTTGGAGTTTCATTTTGAGGACCAAGTTGTCTTCTATTTATTGAATTTCCTGTTGAAGGATTTACATAATTATAACTCGTATTTTTTACTTTTGATTGTTGTGTTAATTGTTCGTTTATTACATTGGATATTTCTGTTGGTGTATTAAATCCTGGTTCTACATTTAATTTTATTAAATTTTTAATTCTAAGATATTTCTGTATTAATGGATAAAGCATTGCAGAATCTGTTGTTTTATAAAAGAATTTTCCAAATAAATCGCGACTTTGAATAGAACTTGTTTCTGCTGCTCCAGTAGCAGGATCAATCCCATTTAATATTTTTTTTGGTGTATATACCCTTCCATAAATTGCAAATCTTGAATTATCTAATAACATTGCTGTATTTTCATCTACATCAAAATTTACATAATCTCCTGCGAAACGATGTTCAGGACCCGGAGGTAATGTTACACCAGTTGTATAATCTGTATTATCCTTTGATAAAGACCAAGTATATTGTTTATCTGTTTGTGCTAAATTATAAGGTGGTGAAAAAAATATAGGCATTTGAAACATGTATTCACCATTATTTGTTTTATAATATGATGCTACAAAATTTGCTTCTGTATCTCTTACATTCTCTAATGTTTCTGTTCTTTCTATAATTTCTGTTTGTAAATAATATCGTGGATCTGTTAATAATGATGTATTCTCTATTGTGTCCCAAGTTATATCTTCAGCACTTGTAACTAATGTTGTCTTAAATGTTTGTGTTTCTTGAATTACATCACCCTTAAATTCAATTGTTGAATTCTCAGCACCTAAATCTGATACAAATGCACCTTGTACCGATATTTTATCCCCTACTTCTAATTGTATTCCATTTGATACATCATTCGTCCATAATGAAGTATTTTCGTCGTCGTTATATTGTGGTGCGTGTATTCTATTTGCTTCTAATATATGTGTATCAACATATTCACTCATATTATATTATAATAATAATATATTATAATATTGTTTAATTAATTTACAAAAATATTTTTATAATTTAACAAAGATTAACAAAGATTTTAATAAAGATTTTAAGCAACTACGCCCAAGTTACCGTAAACTGACCATCTTCAAGAACAGCATAACGGACAACTTCTAACCAAGCATTAAGTGTATGAGGAACAACGTTTTCAAAGTAATCCCATGTAGCATATAATTCAATACCACGAGAATTAATACGTTCATTACGATTAAGTCTATCACACGTCCACATACTAGTAGAACGGAGTTGATTGTCTAATTGACGTTGTTCTACTTGCTGTAGTGTAATTAGAGATTCCTGTTGAGACCATTCGTCCTTAGATACAAATGGTGGAGAACCTTCTGCCTGTGTAATGTTATCTACAACACGAGAAGGATTCGTAATGTCAACAGGATATAGATAATTATCATTATATCTTAGATTGTGTGTAAATGTTCCAAAAGTTCGTGCAGCAGCAGCACCACCTAGTAGAGTCTGTAGACCATCAGCAGTATAATCATTTAATAGACTTCTTTCAGGATTAGCACCTTTATCAGCAGTAGCACAGAAGAATACTTTATTGACAATTCTACCAGCACCACCTAGATTGAGGATTACAGTACTAGGAACACCACCTGGAACAGCGATAGTATGACGGACACGTCTATAATCTACATAAGTAAAAGCAAGTTTGCGATTAGCATTAGCATAAGCATCCATCATTTCTTGTGGATAATAAATATAATCAGCAATCATTTTAGTTTCACCAGTTACAATTAATCCATCTAAACCATTTATATCAGATACACATAAACGCTTTGCTGCTGGAGCAAAATGTAATTCAATATCTAATTCTTCTTTACACATATATAATGGAAGTTGATTCATCTTTAGGAAAGGAAATAGATCATTAAGGGCAATCTGATATACAGGTGCACGATCAATACTAGGATTACCAGTAGCAACGAAAGTCTGGTCAGGTAGTCTTACAATACGATTTCCAGGTGTAACATTAAGACGTTGAGTTTCTACACCAGTATCAATAGTATAACCAACAGCATTACTATTAGATTGTTCACCAGCAGCAATATTAGCACCATCTTCTGAAGGACCAGCAGCACCGTCGTCATACTGCCAACACCTACACATCATACGACCAGTGGTAAATGCTTCACGCTGTTTATTATGCTGAGGATTAATAAACATTGAACGATATGCCATAAATTGATTGTATCCATCAGTTTCACAAAGAGTTTTAGTTCCAGATTTAAGAACACAACGATCAATAAGAGCATTAACACCTACATTAATAGGGAAATAACAATTGTCAGTGCCAGTAAGACCACCAGTAAGTGCAAAAGTTAATTTAGAGTTAGAATGGAGAATACCTTTATTTTGTAAACGGAAACGACAAAACGTTTCAGACTGAACCACCGGTTCTAAAATATCGGTTTCGACATCCATCAGGGTATTGGTTGGCACGGCACCGATTTTCATAAGATCAGGAACATTAGAAGGGGCAGATGCTCCAGCAGGGCGACTGGAAGCATCAAGCGGTTCACCAGAAGAAATTGTAGTTGGAACAGGGTCTTCAGACATTTTTATAATTTAGTATATTATAAAAATATAAAAAATAAAATTTTAAAACTGACTATTTCTACGTTACAACTTGAACGCCAGACTGATTAAATACTAGAGTCTGTTTGGAATGCACGAACATATATACAGCATTAGGATTATCACTAGTTAAATCAAGTTCCATATTAATACCGAAGTTTGTAGTTCTGAAATCTATACCTTGATTGGAAATAGTATCAAAAGCAACACCAACACCAAAAGCACAACCACCATTTACATATTGATTCCTTACCGCATAAGCACCACCATCAGTCATACGCATATTCTGTGGAGTAATAGAATTACGAGTATTTTTGAAGAAAGACTGAATAGCATTAATATAATTACGTGTAATCTGTTCATCAGGGAAAAGATTACCTGTATCTGAACGCTGGACTGTATCAATATTATATTCTAATGGCATACGTTCACCACCACGAGTAAATACAAGTTGATTAATCTTCGCAATATTACTATTGGCATTTAGAGGATACCAAGTTGTCATACCATTAAAAGCACGATTGTTGATCTGATTTGCTCCAATAAAATTGCAAAATACACCTAATACACGAGATAATCCAAGCGAGAAATTAATAATAGCATTAGTAGAATTAATAGTAGTATAATAACTTGAAATACTATTATATTCAAATGTTCCACCACTTCCACCTCTTTTACTTAATGCTGAAGTTTGTTCAGGAGTAGGACGCTGGACTTCACATGTTAAAGTTACATTCTTGAATTCATAAAAAGCATTAGCAATATTCGCTGCTGCTTCTTGTTCGTCAAATAATACATTACTATCAGGTGCTAAATGAACTTCTATAAGAAGTCCTCCAACACCCCAGTCACCAGAAAGCGGAATAGGACCAGTGCCTGATAATAGTCCGCACGGCAAATCTAGACAGAAACTATTAGGGGCATCACCAAGATTGACTTGATTATCAACAATACCACCACCAAGTCCAGCAAGTAAATCATGTCCGTATTTAATCATATTAGGAGAAGGAATCGTGCAAGCAGAATTATTAAGATGCGACATTGCATCACCCTTATCACTTGTAGTGGATAGATAAGAGGACATGAAACGATTGTAATTACGAATGTGT